ACCGACTGCGGCACTGGCTGGATCAATCCCGGCGGCGGGCGCAACGTCGATCAGCCTGGCACCGGCCGGGGGGATGATCGGACTAGCCCAGGTCTCCGGCGCTACGGCTATCGCCCTCGCACCGGCCGCCTCGATGGCAGGAGCGGGCGCGCTCTCAGCGGCCTCGACGGTCACGCTGGCGCCCACGGCACCACTGGTCGGCGCAGGCGCTCTAGCGGCATCTTCGACGATCGCTCTAGCACCCGCTGCATCGCTCGTCGGCGCACTCCCGGCGACAGCGTCAACTACGATCAGCCTGGCACCGGCCGGGGGGATGATCGGACTAGCCCAGGTCACCGGCGCTACGGCTATCGCCCTCGCACCGGCTGCCACCGCGACGGGCGCAGGCGCACTCTCAGCGACCCCGGCGATATCACTAGCCCCGACTGCAGCCGCGACAGGCGCAGGCGTTCTAGCGGCATCCTCGACGGTCTCTCTCGCCCCCGCCGCGGTGCTCGTCGGCGCACTCCCGGTGACGGGCGCAACGACGATCGTTCTAGCGCCAGCTGCCTCGCTCGTCGGCGCAGTCCCGGCGACGGGCGCGACGTCTCTCGCTCTAACGCCTGCGTCAACACTAGCTGGTGCGCTTCCGGCGACCGGCGCGACGACGGTATCCCTTGCGCCTGCCTCGACGCTCCTCGGCTCTGCCGCGGCGACGGGCGCAGCGACTTTCGCGCTAGCACCCTCGGGAGCTATCAGCGGCGCAGCGCCGGGGGCTCTTGTCGGAGCGTCGACACTATCGCTCGCGCCCGCTGGAACAGCCCAAGGGACAGGCGATCTTGGCGCTGGCCTTACTGCGATATCGATTGCAGCGGCAGGCACTCTAGTAGGCGCAGCCATCGCCGTCAGCGGCGGGGGCGCCGCACCGGGCCGCAAGAAGTACGAGACAGACAAGAGCGCAGGGCACGCCGGCACGTTCTCAATCGTGCACGGGACACCAGCGACGGAGTCCACGAGATCGACGAAGAGATCCAAGCCTAAGAGCACGGTCCTCGCCGATCTAGACGCGGCGCTCTCTGCCCTCGAGGACGAGCCGAAGACACGAAGACGTGTCTCGACGTCAGCGAAGGCGCCTAGATCAATAGCTCGGATGACGGCCTCGAGGCCGACAATCGAGACGAGCGTATCGGCGTCCCCGCCGAGCCTCACGCTAGCCGCCTGCACTTGCGAGCTCTCAATCGAGACCTGCGCTGTATCCGTAGAACTACCCGCCTGCGCGCCTCCGCGCGACTCTGCGCGAGTCGCGTTGCTCGACACGCGCACACAACGAAATAACTCGCGCATCGCGCATCGCCGCGTCGCTTGAAAGGCCGCTATGTATTATAACGTTCAGCCAGTATCCGGCAGCCTTGTGGCGTCACAACAGATCAAGCTGTTGTCAGGATCTTCGGCGAAGGGCCATCTCCATTGGCTATTCCTCTACAACAACAACGCGGCAATCCGCTACGCGCAGCTGTTTGATAGCGTCGCGCTTCCCGCGGACGGAGCAACGCCGCTGTTTATGCAGGCGATGGCGCCCACTACGTCGGTTCCGAAGGAGCTCGCGTTCCCGCCTGACGGCCTCGTGTTCACGAACGGTCTTTGGATCGTCATCTCGAGTACGCCCGGGACGAAGACGATCGGGACTGCTGACCTGATCTTCACTGCGGGCATTACGTGAGCCGCGCAAGTCTGAAGAGCGCTGTATCACTAGGCAAGCCGCGCACGCCCCCGAGCGAGATTCGGGTATTCAAGAAGGGCAAGGTTGAGACCACGAAGGGGACTTTCCTCTTTGACGACAAGGCCGGCGCTTCCGTAATGAAGGCTTGGCAGTCGTACGGAAACGATCTTTGTTTCGATTACGAGCACTACTCGGTTTCGGGCGATGCGCCCGGCGATGGCAAAGCGGCCGGGTGGTTCCAGCTCGAGCTTCGGGACGACGGGCTCTATGCCGTCAACATCAAATGGACTGATCAGGCAGCGGCACAAATCGCGAAAGCGGAGTGGCGCTACTTCAGTCCAACTTTCGATTACGACAATAAGACCGGCCGCATTCGCGAGTTGGTCAACGTCGCATTGACTAATATCCCTGCGACGAAAAACCTACCGGCCCTCGTGGCCGCAGCGAAGGATCCCTCACCTATGGCCACGAAGTCGAAGAAGTCCCCCATGAAGCCGAAGACCGCAGCGGAGCTTGCCCAGGAGAAGCTCGCGTTCAAAAAGAAGATGAAGGTCACGGAATCGTCTGAAGAGTCGGACGAGACCGCGGACGACGCGGAAGCGGACGAGACCGCGGACGACGCGGAAGCGGACGACGCGGAAGCGGACGAGACCTCGGACGACGCTGAGGCGGATGACGCCGAAGCGGACGAGGGCGACGCGGATGACGCGGACTCTGATGACTCCGATGACGACTCCGATTCGGACGACGATTCGGACAGTGACGACACCGCGAAGGCGAAGAAGATGAAGAAGACTGCGGTTACCTCTAAGAGCAGCAAGGCCGTCCTGGACGTCGTCCGGGAGATCACGGGCCGATCGAATCTCAGCGAGGCCACCGGCGTGCTCCGCGGCATGGCCGCTTCACATGCCCAGGTCGAGACCCTGTCCAAGCAGGTTGCGGACCTCCGCAAGTCGAACCGACGCGAGCGCGTCAAGACGCTGATTGAGACCTCGATCAAGTCAGGCAAGCTCCTGCCCGCGCAGCGAGAGGCTTTCACGAAGATCGGCATGCGCGATCTGAGTGAGCTCAAAGGCTTGCTCGACACGATGCCGAAGCGCGTCCGCATGGACGGCGATGCGGCGCAGGCGTCCGGAGCGGTTGGCCCGACCGAGCTGTCTGCCGCGGAGCGCAAGATCGTCAAGCGGTCCGGAATGCTTGATCTTTATGTCGCAGCGAAGAAGGAGCCGGGCAAGCTCCTTGGACTCGACGCGTTCCTGAGCAGCGGCGACGACGACGAGTGATCTAGTCCGTTTCTACTAACCAAACTTTAGCGCGGCTCGAAGGCCTGCGACGCACGTGCGTCGTGGGCTTTTTCATGCCCTGCGCATCTCGGAGATTACATGGCTGCTCTCATCATTGAACGAAAGACTTCTAAGCTGTCGCAGGACGTCCTGCCCAGCTTCCCGACCAATCTCGGAATTGGCTTGGCCGCTGCGGCCAAGTGCTTTGCGGGCGGAATGGTCGCGCGCAACGCGGCCGGCCTCGCCGTCGCAGCCTCCGCTATCGCGGGCCAGCTGACGGTCGGCATTGCCGAGAAGACGGTCGACAACTCGTCGGGTATCGCTTCGGCGCTTGCCATCGTGCCCCGTCAGGGCTGCTTCCTGCTCAACAACTCGGCTTCTACCGATCTCATCGCAGCTGCGAACGTCGGCGCGCTTTGCTACGTCGTCGACGACAACACCGTTGCGCTGACCAGCGCGGGCGGCACTCGCCCGATCGCGGGCATGGTCCTCGACGTCGATGCAGGTACGCCCGGTCAGCAGGGCCAGCCCGCTGGCGTCTGGGTTCTCGTCGGTGTTCTTCCCGGGCAGTCGTCCGGCGCTCCCTCGACTCAGGCTGGCACAGCCGTTCTCGTCGCGGGCACGAAGACCGTTGCGGCGGGTATCAGCATCTCGGCGTCCAGCGTCGTTGTGGTCAGCCGCAAGCTCCAGGGCGGAACGGTCCTCAACACTATTCAGTACGAGGAGCTCAGCGGCTCTCGTGTTGTCGGTGCGCCCGGCATCGGCTCGCTGACGTTCCAGGCCTCCGTCGCGGCTGGCACCGTCGCGAACACCGACACCTCGACCCTTGAGTACCTCATCGTCGGCTGAGCCGATCGAAAGCCTACAATGCAGATTACTACCGGAAACCTTACTTTCCTTTTCAACGCTTGGAACCTCCAGTTCCAGGCCGGCTACTCGGAGACCCCGACCTACTGGCAGGAGATGGCGACCAAGCGCGCATCTTCGACGGAGCAGGAGAGCTACGCATGGGCGTCGCGCGTCCCGGAGCTCCGCGAGTGGTTCGGCGAGCGCAAGATGCAGTCGATTGGATCCTATATCCAGACGATCGTGAATCGCGACTTCGAGACCACGGTTGAAGTCGATCGTAACAAGATCCTCGACGACACCTATGGCATGTTCGATTTCCCGATGAGGGATCTCGGCCGCGCCGCGCGCAAGTGGCCCGATCGCCTTATGCTGAACGTTCTACAGAACGGTCAGACGCAGGCCTGCTACGACGGGCAGAACTATTTCGACACGGTCCACCCGGTCGACAAGTTCGCCGGCCAAGTCGCGGGCGCGAATCAGCAGAACTACTGGGCCTCCGGCCAGGCGCTTACGTTTGATAACTATCAGACGGTTCGCGCGACGATGCTCGCGTACAAAGGCGAGGACGGGTTGCCCCTCGGTGTCACTCCGAATCTGCTCGTCGTCCCCCCGCAGCTCGAGGTGATTGCTCGCCTCATCTGCGAGGCGGATAGCGTCGCTCCGCAGACGCTCGGACTCAACACGATGGTCGGCGCAAACACGAACATCCTTCGCGGCACCGCGAAGGTCCTCGTGATCCCCGAGCTCTCGAATCAGGCAGCTGTCTGGTACCTCATGGACACGTCGAAGGGCTTCAAGCCGTTCGTGTTCCAGGAGCGTCAGGCGCCGCAGATCATCACGCTCCGAGATCCCTCGAGCGAGAACGTGTTCAAGCGCAAGAAGTTCGTCATGGGCGTTGACGTCCGCGGTAACGCGGCCGGCGGCCTTTGGTTCCTCGCGGCCAAGGCCTCGGCGTGATCTCGCGTGTTGCGCCGTCCTGGAGACGGGGCGGCGCAACACATTTCTATCCACAATTCAGGAAATACCAATGAGCCATATCGTCCAAGTTCGCGCACTCGAGAAGGAAGGCCGCACGGGCCCGTATAATCGAGCCGGTCTACACTTCGTCCCGGGCTTTCATGAGTACCAGGTCAGTGCTGATCAACTGAAGACGATCGAGGCGGATTATTGGCTCGAGGTGAGGATCCTTGACGAGCTTTCGCAAGCGTCCCGCAAGTCGGCCTTCGCGAAGGTCGCAGCACTCGCGGCCGATGCCGCGGAAGCGACCGCGAAGGAGCTTCGCGCCCATGCCGACAAGCTCCACGAGGAGGCCAGTCTGGCCCTCGAGGCCGTGAACTTCCAGGCGCCGTCTGCACCCGAGCGACCCACTCCGATCAGAGATGCGCTGGCCGCGGCCGTCTCCTCCGAGCTCTACCCGGCCGAGCCGAAGGCAAAGAAGAAATGAAGAAGGCAATTACGCTAGTGCGCGCGCAGGATCCCGGGGCGCTCGAGTTGGATGCTCCCGTCGAGCTCGACGCGGAGCACGAGCCGGACGTCGATAACGTCACGGTTGTTTTCAGGGGATTGCGCGTCCCCGTCCGGGCGGACGCGAAGATTCTCCCGTTGCACGCAATGAAGAAGTAAGGGCACGATGGCATCTTATGCGACCACGGCGGATCTCGCTCAATTTGCCATCAACCCTAACGCCTTTGCGTCGATCAGCGCAGCGAATCAGCAGGCGCAACTAGACGCGGCGAGCACGGTAGCTGAGGGCTACCTCGCCGATCAGTATCACCTGCCGATCGTCGCGCCGTATCCAATCGATCTCCGGATGAACGTCTGCCAGATAGCGGCGTTCTTCCTGATGACGTTCCGCGGGTACAAGCCCGGCGGTGCGGACGAGCTGATCAGGCTTCGTTACGACGACGCCATGAAGTGGTTCAACGGAATCGCGTCAGGCGTTATCTCCCCCTCGGGGATCATAGACAGCACGCCGAACGTCCGTGAGGGCGCGCCCATCGTGGTGACTGGCGTGATGGGGAATGTCGTGGGCGGCTATGGCGCCCCCTCGACGTCACCCGCTGGCGCAAAACCCTATCCCTACACGGGGACTATTCCCGGCCGTCGCGGCTGGTGACGGAGACTCTCATGGCAGATCGTTGGACGCTCGTTATCTCGGGCGAAGGCCCTCACCACTCGGGACAGGGCGCAGACGTGGACGCGCTTGCCGCCGATTTCCTCCTGCGCCTCCGTGCGGGCGGGCATCGCGCGGCCGGATCGCTGACCGCGCACGGACAGTCGTTCGCGCTCGAGGCGCCGATCGCGGAACGCCCGGCGCAGCTGGACGAGCTCGCGGTCCTAGTCGATAAGTCGGAGAGCTAGCGTGGCCGATGCCGGTCTCGCGGCCCTCGCCGCGTTCGCCGAGGAACTCGGCCGGCTGGGCGAGGTGATTGAGCAGACGGCGAAGGAGGCCGCGCCGAAGCTAGCGGCGCGCGTCGCTGCGGGCTTCGCAGGAGGCTTTGCGCCGTCCGGTAGGGCGTGGGCGCCCTTGTCCCCGTCGACGCTCTCCAGGGGCCGTAGCGCCCCGCCGTTGACGGATACAGGGGCGCTCAGCTCCACGATGCGGTCGCTCCCCGGAGCAACGCAAATCGTGATGTCCGCAACAGCGCCCTATTCGAGCTTTCACCAGTTCGGAACGAAGCACATGCCGGCGCGACCGATCCTCCCGGAAGGGGACGAGCTGCCTGAGACGTGGCGACAAGATCTCGAGGACGCGTGCACCGCGGCGCTCGAGCGGAAGCTAGGCAAGTAAATGGCGGGCGTTGTCGGGCTGGTAACAGCCATATCCAATAACGTCGTCGCCGCTCTGGCGGTCGCCGGATATCCGGCGCTAGTCGAAGGCAAGATCCTGCTCGGCCGTCAGCACCAGGCGGAGGCCACGGCACCGCCCCGGATCATGTTCATCCCGATGGGATCCACGTTCGGTGCGAAGGATCTCTACAACGTCTCGAACGTCGCGAACGCGCAAGGCAACCTGTCTCAGCTGCAGCAACGCAGCATCCAGACCGAATACGTGACCTTCGAGGTCCGGTGCTGGGCGGTATATCCCGGCGGCGCTAGCCCCGATCTGGACTTCGATTATACGCAGACGCTCTATCAACAGGTCATCGCATCCGCGTGGCTTGTGTGCGGTCCGTTCACTAAGGGCGGCATCTCAGCCGAGTCCGGCAAGTGGGTTGATGCCGAATACGGATCATCCCAGTTCGTGACAGACGGTCGAGAGTTCGTTTTTGGGCTCACGCTCCCGACTCCGGTGCCCGACGTTCAGGCCCCGCTTCCTCTCGCCCCGTCGACTACGCGGACGGTGCCGGGAATCAACATGACTATCGGCGGCCAGACCCCCGAAAACGCCTAACCGGCGTTCCAACTTTTGAAAATTTAGCGCGCGCCTGTCTGGGCGCGCGGTGTGGAGATCTCCATTATGGCAACCAGCGGCGATGTGCAGCTTACCATTCTCGACGGCGGCAGCGTCGTCATTCCCGGCCAACAGGTACAGGTCGTAATCGGCTGTTCCTCGATCGGCACCGTAGGGCAAATCATTGCCACGCAAAACCCGCAGACGCTGATCACGAACTTCGGATATGGGCCGCTCGTGGAGGCCGCGACTCTCGCGTGTCTCGCAGGCGCTACCGTTCTCGCAATCAAGGCCACGTCTAACACGGCCGGCGCGGCTGCCTCGGTCACGACGACGGCAGGCGGGACCAGCGTTATCACCGTCACGGGTACGCCGAACGACTCCTATCAAGTCAAGATGCTCTGCGGCGTCGGCGGCACGATCGGCGTTGCTGGTATCACGTTCCAGATCAGCCTGGACGCAGGACGCAACTACGGTCCTACGCTCGCCCTCGGCACTGCCAACACGTACGTGATTCCGCAGACCGGGATCACGCTCAACTTCGCGGCCGGCACGCTGATCGCGGCGCAGTCCTCGACGTTCGCGACGACCGAGCCCCTCTGGAATACGGCCGGCATTCTCGTCGCGCTTAACGCGCTCCAGGCGAGCCCGTACGCGGCTGTCGGCTGGGGCTCGATGCACCTCGTCGGCGGCAGCCTCGCTACCAGCTTCGCACCCGGCGTCCCCGGCGCGGACGCTTCGACGATCCAGACGTACCTTGACACGCTCGCGACTAACTACATCTTCACCCGCGCGATCCTCACGGCGCGAGATATCAAGTTGCCGATCGCGTACGGCGGCGCAGGCGAGACCGAGTCCGCATGGACGACGGCGGTGCTTGCCGACTACTCGGCGGTGTCGGCTAAGCGTATCTGCGCGACCGCGGGCTTCTACAACATGCCTTCGGGCGTGCCCAATCCGACTGTCGGATCGCCTCGCTTCCGCAGGCCGCTTGCCTGGGCGCTCGCCGCAAGGCAGGTGCAGATTCCCCCGCAGCGCCACGCGGGTCGCGTTCGTGACGGAGCGATCTCGAACCTCATCGTTGATCCGACGAACGATCCGTCTGACGGGTTCGTTTATCATGACGAGCGAATCAACCCGGGTATGGACGTCGCTCGATTCACCACCGCGCGAACGCGCATTGGCTATCAGGGTTACTACATCAACAACCCCAACCTGATGAGCCCCCTCGGCTCGGTGTTCTCGCTGTTGCCACTCGGCAACGTGATGGACGTCGGCTGTAACCTGGTTCACCAGATTGGCCAGCGCAGCATTGACGCAGACGTGCGACTCAATCCGAGCGGGACGATTTACGAGAACGAAGCGCGAGCCATCGAGGCAGATCTCAACGGCGGGATCAACGCGGCAATGGTCGCCACTAGCATGATCTCGTCCGCGAAGGTGGCAGTCGATCGAACTACCAACGTCGCGACGACCAGCACCGTCAACGTCAACGTCGCTTTCGTGGCTCGCGGGTACGTCCTGCAGGAAAATATCACGATCGGGTTCATCAATACGAATCAGGCGATCGGTAACTAAGGAATCACATGCCCTCTTCGCAGATTCAGTACCCCTATATCAACGGGGCCCGGCACTCTTTTGCGTCGATTGAGCTCAAGCTCAATACGCAGCTGTTTGTCGGGTTCAAGAGCATCAACTACAGCCGCACGCGCAGCCGTACGCTGGTCCGTGGCAATAGCCCGGATCCGCTGGGCAAGACCCGCGGCGATAACGATTACAGCGGCGACTGCGAGCTCTACCTAGCCGAGTGGAACCTGTTCCAATCGCAGATGGGCAAAGGCTACGGCGATCAGCTGTTCCAGATCGTCGTGTCGTATTCGGAGAACGGATTCGACACGATCACGGACACGCTGATCGGTTGCTCGATCGACTCAACCGAGGTCTCTCAGGGACAGGGCACGGACGCCCTGTCTCGTAAGTTCAACCTCATGCCCTTGAAGATCATCTTCAACGGGATTGATGATCTGCTCATCCCGCTGACGGGCGTTCAGACCTAATCACAACGTATCGGGTCGGGTGATAGCCTGACCTTGGAGTACCCGAGGACACTCGGTCAAAGCTCCTCTTTCTAACCGAAGAGGACTCCCATGCTTACTGACGAACAGATCGCGGAATACGAACTCCTGCACAAGAGGGTTGCGCGAGTGCGTGACAAGAACGACGCCTGGGAGGTCGTTCTTCGCAAGCCTTCGCGTGCAGAATATAAGCAGTTCAGGGCGATGGCCCATAACGCGGCCCAGGTCGCGGACGCGAACGAGCTGCTCGTTCGCAAGTGTTGTGTGTTTCCGGCGTCGAAAGAGTTCGATGCGCTTCTCGAGGACTGGCCCGGGATTCCCGAGGCCTGCGGAGAAGCGATTCGAGCGTTGTGTGGGCTCAGCGCAGCTGACGACGTAAAATAATCCGCGAACGACTGGAAGCCCAGCAGTCGTACGCGGACACGTTCGCCGATGGGCTGACGATGTGGATCAAAGGTGACGACAACCCCGACGCGGAAGCGGCGTCGGTGTTGCTCGCCGAGATCCTTCTATTGCACCGGGCCGACCTGCTTTCAAAGCGGAAGGGACAGGGATGAGCCATGGCTGCTTTTGAGTTCGTTGTGAATCTGAAGGACGGCGTATCGGATAAGGCGAAGGCAGCCGCCGATCAGATGGCTGTGCTTACGAAATCCGCGGCAGCTACGCGCAACGCACTCACTAAGGCCGATGCCCTTGGCGATATCAATAAACACAAGGCGCTGACCAAGCAACTAGCCACGTTGAATGCAGCGCAGTCCGTAATCCCGAAGGGACTACTCAAGGAAGTAGAGGCGCACAAAGCGAGTGCTGCGGCGGCCCTTGCGGCGTCTAAGCAGAAGATTGCGGCAGAGAAGGCGCAGATCAAGGCGTCAGCAGCGGCGGCTAAATCGGCTGGTAAGACGTCCGCGGCACCGTCAGGCGGCGGAGGACTCGGAAGCGCGAACGCAGAGCTAGCCGAGATGACCGGCGGAATATCGGCAGTGATCGAGGTCGCGGTGGCGGCAGCGGCTGCAATAGGCGTCGTGGTTGTCGCTGGCATGGCGATGGCAATCGAGGCAGCCGAGGCGAAAGAGAAGATGATTGCGCTCTTCGACGCGCTAGGCGAGGGCAAGATCAGCGGCAAGCAAACCGTCGAGATGCTGAACGGCCTCAGCGAGAAGATCGGTATCGCGAAGTCGGAGCTCGCTCCGCTGACGACCGAATTTATGAAGATGGGCGTGACGGGCAAAGAGGCCCTCGAGAGTCTCACCCTTGCTGCGATCTCCGCCAAGGCTCTTGGCGGCGGCACGGAGGCCGCGGCGGCGGCGTTCATGGGATTGGAAAAGAAGATCCAGCTTGCTGCCGCTACAGGGCAGAAGATGAAGAACCCGCTCAAGTCTATGGCGGAGTTTGGTATCACCGTCGACGACGTCGCGGCGAAGATGGGTGTCACGTCGAAGGTCCTCGCCTCTGGCTTGAAGGCGGGGACGGTTGACGCGGCCAAGTTCGGCGAAGCGCTGCAGAAGGCTGTAATTGAGAAGGGCGCTGGCCCCCTCGAGAAGATGGGAGCGTCGTTCGAGAACGTCAAAAAGATGTTCATGGACAATATCGGCAAGATGTTCGAGGACATCGACGTCGGGCCGTTCCTCGCTCAGATCAAGGATCTCTTTTCGATCTTCGGACAGGCCAAGCCCTCGGGCCAGGCGCTCAAGTCCGGAATCGGCGGCTTCTTCAAGATGGTCTTCGATCAAGCCACGAAGGTGGTCCCGATGGTCAAGCACTTCTTCCTAGATCTGATCATCCTAGGGCTGAAAGCCTATATCGGACTGAAACCCATCATCAAATGGTTCAAGGAACTGCAGCAAAACAAGGCTGTGATGGACTTCTTCATCGATAACCTGAAAACGGTCGGCAATACGCTACTTGTTATTGGCGTTGTCGTCGGCGTCATCATTGCGGTTGTCGTGGCGCTAGGTGTTGCCCTATTCGCGGTGTCGATCGCGATTGTCCAGTTCGGGCTCTATCTTCTCGGGCTCGTCAACGGCGCCGCTCAGACGTTCCAGGACTGGATCGCAAGCGCTGCCACTATGGCCTACGACTTCGTCAAGGGCCTCGTCAACGGCATTACCAGCGGCGCGGGAATGGTTGTCGACGCGGTCAAGGGACTCGCTAACGGCGCTAAAAACGCGTTCAAGTCCGCCCTTGGCATCAACTCACCCTCGAAGGTGATGATGGAGATGGGCGGACACGCGGCCTCGGGCGTAGCCGAAGGCCTCGACGCGGGCGCGTCGGACGTCCACGTCGCGTCTAGCGGCCTCGCGGCTGCCACGACCGGGGGTTTTGCCTCTGGAGGCGGCGGCGGTGGTAAGGCGTCTGGGGGCGGCGGCGGTGCCACCTTCGAGGCCGGATCCATCGTGATCAACGGAGCGGGAATGGGCGCGATGGAGATTACGGAAGAAATGCTTGGCATGGTCTGGGAGCGGATGTCGCTCGGTGCCGGCGTATGAGCTCCGGCGCGATCGATCCGATAAATAACCCCGAGGCATGGGACACCCTCCGCGTAGGGCAGACGATATCGCCCGGCGTTGCCGAGATTGGCGACATCAAAACGAAGAACGAATGGGACGTGAAGAAAGGCAAGGGCGTTTACGGCTCGACGCTAACGTTCGTCGGGCGTCCGCCCTCGCATTTCTCCGTCACGTTCAAGCTCTGGACAGCAGATCACTTCGTCAAGTGGGATCTTTTCCGCCCACTGTTCAAATACGATCCGGCAAAAAAGGCTATCCAGGCGATCGACGTCTATCACCCCGCCCTCGCGGATATCGAGCTCACCAGCGTCGTATGTGAAGGCGTTGGAGCCGTCCATCACGAGGGTGGCGGGCTCTACACCATCGTGGTCGACTTCATTGAGTTCTTCCCGGCGCAGAAGACTTCCGCGGTCGGTACCCCCGGCGGGAGCACGCCCGGCAAAGGTTTGAACAACGGCAAGGTCCCCGGCGGGGATCCTATCGCGGACGCTCAGCAGGCGGAGATCGCCCGACTGGCAGCAATCGCAGCACAACCATGAGCACAATTACCGTAAACGGCGCCGTGGTAATGTCTGCCAGTATCACGCTACCGTATTACGGGGCGTGGGTTGCGGACGTCGTACTAGCCGCGTCCACCACGATCGCGAATCCGGTCTCGATCGTCGTGGGCGATCTCACGTTGACAGGCACGGTCCGCCGGCAGGCGAGTTCTACCGGCTCGCGCTCCGCGCGGATCGTGGGCGGCTACGGCGGCTGGCGTAACACCATCCCCGCGAAGGGCTACGCCTCGCCTGTCGGCGTAAGCCTATCCACGGTCCTGATCGATGCCGCGGCGGACGCTGGCGAGAAGATCAATATCCCGGCCTCTTCCAATCGCGTCCTAGGTAACAACTGGGGACGCGAGAAGGACAAGGCTGAGCGCGTTCTACATCTCCTCGTAGGCCGATCGTGGTGGGTTGATCCCTCGGGTGTGACGCAGATCACGGCCCGGAGTTCGTCTCCTATCGTGACCCCATTTATGGTGACATCATGGTCGGGCGCGAAGGGAAAGTTTGATATCGCAGCGGAGGCTCTGGCCTCGTGGCAGCCCGGTCGAACGTTCACTGCCGCGACTGTCTCTGGCACGCAGACGATCTCTTCCGTCACGATCACAGCCGACAATGACGGCAAGCTTAGACTCAGCGTTCTAAGCACTAGCGGCAATACCGATCGGCTGCGGGACGATATCCGGAGCATGATCCGCGCGGAGATCGCGACGCTCACCTACTCGGGTACGTGGGAATACAAGATCACCGCGTCGCTGGGCCTAGGACTGTCTACGAAGGTCGACGCTACGCCCACCGCTGGCAATATGCCTGCGCTTACGGCGGTGCCGCTAGCGGCCGGCGTAGGGGTTGTGTCGGCCCCTATCGCGGGCACTGCATGCCGGATCCGGTTCGTCAACTCTGATCCCTCGAGGCCTGAAGTGGTCTCGATGGCAGCCACCACAGAGCACCTCATGACGACGGAAGCCTGTGCGCTCCTGATTTACAACGTGCTTGTCGCGCTGACGATCGCCATGAATATAAACCCGTTGCCGCAAGGTGCATCGACAACCACTGCCGGTGCGCTTGCGCTGGTCCTTCAACCGCTCATCACCCCCGCCCTGCTCACAGCAATGGCCGCGCAGGCTGTCCCGGCTCCTGTAGGCCTCATAGCCCAGGCGACTGGGCAAGCCACTGCCGTAGGCGCCATGGTCGCGGCCACGGCTGTATCTGCCGCTATCGGCCCACTGATCGCAGGGCAGGCGGCCATCTCGGCCAAGCTCCCTGACGTCTCTGGATTTTACCCCGGACTAGGAGTCCCTAATGGCTAGTGCCGTCGTTGACTTCGGCTCGGAGATATCTTGCGTCCAAGACATCGCAGCAGACGGCCGGCCGGCTGTCGGCTCCCTCATCGTAGGCGAAGCCTGTATGCGTCGCCTCATCACGCCTCGCGGGCGGCTTATCGATGATCCAAACTACGGCTTCGATTTGTCCGGGTATATCCACGACGACATGGGGCCGCGAGACATCGCTGCACTTCAGGTCGGTGCGTCGGCCGAATGCTTGAAGGACGAGCGTGTCCTGGCTGCCGACGTGAAGGCCGTACTTAGCGGGCAGGGGATACTCACGGTCACGGTCTCTCTCACGACGGCGCTTGGCCCGTTCCGCCTCGTCTTGTCAGTGTCCTCGACAACGTTCTCCGTTCTCTCGGTGGTCTAAATGGCGTACGCACTTTCCGATCTGCTGACTCCGATCTCTCAATCGGACATGCTGAATCAGCTGCTGAGCATTGCTGCGTCTCTCGGGTTGCCCACGACCTCGTGGCAGGCAGGGCAGCCGCTCCGCACGGTCCTAAACGTCGTGGCGCAAAAGCTCTCTGATTACTCCACTACTAACGTTGCAATCACACAGGGAGGCTTCGGCGATCTGGCGTCTGACGCCTGGGTTGGTCTCTGGGCACAGTCGATCTACAACGTCAACCGAGTACAGGCAGCCCCCGCTACCGGACTCGTCAACACGCTGAACTCGAGCGCGTCCCAGTACGATCACGTTGCCGGGGCGTTCATCGTCTCGAATCCGACGACGGGGCAGACGTACCGCAACGTCGCGGCGATCAGCATTCTCGCGAATGTCGGACTTGCCAACATCGCAGTCCAGGCCGATCAGGTCGGCACCGTCTCCAACTGCGTCGCGGGCGCTTGCACGAACGTCGTCACGTCTGATCCAGGAGTCACGGCCACGAACCCGCTCGCCCTCCTCGGAGCCGATCAGGAGACGTCCACGGCCCTCGTCACCCGATGCCGCGCGAAGCTCGGAGCCCTCAGCCCGAACGGACCTCGCGACGCGTACAACTACGTCGCAACGACCCCCAGCCTTGCGCCAGTCCTCACCCCCATCACGCGGACGAGGACGGTAGCGGATCCCACCACGGGACTGATTACCGTCTACCTCGCAACAGCTGCGGGAGCTCCGGTCGTTGGAGACGTGGTCATCGTCCAGACCGCGATCAATACGTACGCGCAGCCGTGGTGCATTACGGCCACGGCAGTCGCTGCTACGCCAGTCGTCATCCCGGTTACGTATACGGTGTGGATCAAGGGCTCTCAGCTCACGAGCGCTGCCATTCAGACGGCGATTTCCGGCGCGCTCTCCGCGTGGTTCGCCACGCTGGCGATCGGCGGTTACGTCATCGCGCCCGATACCGGAGACGTCTACGTCAGCGCGCTTCAACAGGTGATTGGATCGGCTACGCCCGGTATCCAGAAGGTCACGATTGCAGCCCCCGCGGCTGACGTCGCGATGACGGCTAATCAGGTGGCAGTCCTCGGCACCCTCATCCCCACGATCACAATCCTATGAGCTTCCGAGAATCGATTGTTGCCATCTGCCCGCCGTGGCTCACGGGTGCGATCGGCGGCGGGTTTATGTATGCCCAAGGGCTCATGATCGACGCCTTGAGCGACTGGACGAACCAGGGGATCAAAGCGCGTATGCCAGGCGTCGGCACTCCCGACGCGCTGTACTTGATTGGCAAGGATCGACAGATCGATCGCGGTCCGAACGAGACGGACAAGGGGTATGCCTCGAGGCTATCCGCCTCGTTCGATACGTGGGCGACTGCCGGCAATGCCGGAACTTTGCTCCAGCAACTGGCAGTCTGGTTTACGCCGGTATCGGCTACACCGATACGCCTCGTGTCCGATCGCGCTATCTGGCAGTCGATCAACCTCTCCACGAACGTTGTTACCCAAAACAACGCGGGTACTAATTGGTCATGGGACGGGCTGAATCGGTGGTGGCGCGGATGGGTTGTGATCGACTCGAGCGCAGGCCCTTGGACAAACGAAGGTCTCTGGGGATCCCCCGGTAAGTGGGGCGATGGTGGCACGTGGGGTTCGACAGCGAAGCCCAGTGAAGTGGCGCAGATCGTCAACATCATCCGTAAGTGGAAGCCCGCTAACGTCACTGCCTATCTGATCGTTACGTTCGATTCGACGCTTTACACAGTGGCAGCGGCGTCTCCGCCTAACCCTAACGGGGATTACGCACCTCGAGACACTGCACACCTCGGCAAGAATGCCTGTTTTGGAGGATTTATCACATGAGCCACGCATACACGCCAGCTGCCACTATCCTCACCACAATCACACTGCCTGACGATCTCACGGACAACAGATCTGTTGCTACCGTCAATGTCCCGATGCAGTCGCTCGCCGATGGCGTCGCGTTTCTGAATGCGAAGGCCCTGCCTCGTGCCGATACGCTGACGGCAGCAGCCGGTACCTGGACGGTCCCGCCGCTCGTAACGCTGCTCGTGATCGAGACGATCGGCGCCGGCGGCGCCGGCGCGGGTGGGGGGGCCGGTGATACGACGACGCCCGCCACAAGATGCTCTCTCGGCGGAGGTGGCGGCGCAGGCGGGCGCAAGGTCCGCACCCTAATGACGGTCACACCCGGTGCCGTTCTGTCGTACGTCAACGGCGCGGGCGGCGCGGGCGGCGCAGGCGGTACGGGCGGACTGGGCGGCTTGGGCGGGTTCGGCGCTGACGGCGTCGACTCGACGCTCAACGGCGCGATCGTCGCTCGGGGAGCGGGGGGCGGCTACGCGAGCAGCACACCGTGGACGCAGACGGCTGGGCAATTCCCTCGTGTCCCCGGTGGAAAGAGCCCGAGAGCGCTCGCTGTAGCGACGAATTACAACGAACTGGGCGCGTTCGCTGTCGGCGTCGCGACGTACTCCGCAGGCTCGAGCTCGGCGCCCCCGAGCACGCTCGGCAGCAAGCAGCCGAGGAAGCCGCGCTCGCGCAACAGGCCGACGACAGCGGGTGCGAGCTGCTTCTTCTCATCGT